AGGGTTAATGACTCCCCTTTTTGGTCCATTGCGTATCTGCCAGACATATCTCCACCAAAATAGGGTAGGTTGAGAAAGTTTCCTGTGTCTCCACGTTCCGCATTCAGTGATTCTTGCTTTGGAAATATCTCACAGTCTGCAAATCCTAGCACCGATGCTATCTCTGTTAATTTTTTGATCGCATCTTTTGCAGGAACAGGTTCTTTATAAAAAATAAATAAGTGAAAACCTCCCGACTTTGATCGGCAGGGTATAATTGGTAAATTTAATTTGGTGTAATTATCAATCGTCTTGCGTACATCTATGGTGTAATCGTCCACATCAATGCAAGACCAAGAGCAAGTAGCATCATCACGTATGGGGATAATGCCAAGACTAGGATCATTACCTTTAACATGATCTTCCCAATGTTTGTCGGTAACCTCTTCTTTGATGATAAATGCTTTACCACCAACTTTGCCACTGTCTTTGGTTTCACCTTTGTAGAAAACACCGTGAGCACGGGTTAGACCATTAAAGATACTTTTAAGTTTTTGATACGCTTCCATATGTAAGAGGGGGCCGAAGCCCCCATACTATTAAAAAGGATTGTCAGTATCTGGTTTATCTTTTCCAGAACTCTCATTCGCCTGTTCATAATTGACCTCAACAGATCCTTTTTTCACAGCATTGTGAAATCGTTTGCCTTCTTCGTACTGATTAGCCGAAACGACATCACCTCTCTTAATATCCCAGCTATACCAATCACCCTTGTCATTCGACTGAGGTTTGGTTGTTAGCGTATATGAGTAGTACCAACTAGGAGGGTTGATGATTTGCTCACCATTTTTAACCTTAGCTGACATAACAAGACTGTTCCACTTTCTAGACTTAGATAATCCACTCACCTTCATTGAGATAAGGACCTGAGAAGTCAGTCCTTCACTGTTTGTAAGGAGGCAGTAATGATTGTGAGTTCTTTCTAAATAAGTCCCCTCTGGAAGCCTAGCTTTACCCTCTGCGTCTTTCTTTGTCTTATTCCACAGAGGAGTATCCACAGGGTGGACGACAGGGGCAGAAGAACCAGTACCTCTATCTGTCCATTCGAGCGCTACAGGCTCAAAGTAGCAAGGTATAACTGAGATACCTTCAGTACCATCATGGAGTTCTTCCGTGACAGTATTGAAAATCATACCCTCTTCTGCTCCGTCTACATACTCACTCTTTTGTTTTTTTGTCTGCGGAGACATTGAGCTGAGTATTTTCAAGAAAGGTATAGCCATACTTTCCATATCAACGGATGCTAAACCTTGACCTTGATCTTGTGCCACCATCGATAAATCTATCGTTGGTGCAGCAACAGCAGAAGATTCTTTTTTTGCAACTGCTTGTTCATTTTTCTTTGGTTGATTCATTTATTTTTTTCCTTTTGTTATTTTTGTTTCTGGACGTATGAAGATCCCAAAAAGATCATCAGGGTCCGTTAATCCCTCTTCGTGACGCTTTTTCAAAGTCGCCTTCAGTGTCGAGGGGTGCACTGATTTTTTCACGTCCGGGGTGATGCCGAAGTTTGATTCAATATATCCAGCTAAATCTCCAGCCATATTATCTTCACCCGTTCCGAAACTTGTTGATACTTGGTTCTTAATAATGTCACCCAAGCCTTCTTGTTTTAAATACTGCAGTGCCTCTTCTTCTCGAGCTTTAGGTATTCTACAATGAAATCCTTCCTTGACAGTAACTTTACTGCCATCTTTCATTGTAGTTTCATTAATACCTAGTTCCTGCATTTTTGTAGGAATTGTTTCTTGAGAAAGTAAATCTCTTTCTCTTTTCATTTCTTTCATTGTCTCTTCCATATTTTCTATTTCAGAGTCTAAATCTAATTGTCTTTGTATGAGTTTAGATAATCCAGATAGATCATCATCTTGAAGATTTCTTAAATCACCTGCATCTTGTTTGAGGTCTTCAAAATCTATTATGTTAGCCATTTATTACCTCCTTTGTAGAACAGCTTGGGAGGGCTAGTTGTTTCACCTCCAACTTTCTGGACACAGATAAACATTTCATCTACCGTACTCGTACCTACTCATGATAGCCTCAGCCAGTCGGCCCTACTCTATCACCCCTGTGCGTTACGCCTCTGTTAGAAACGTTGTTCCGCCACAAGCCATAAGTGTCAGCTAAACACTTAATTGTTCAATAAGAATCTTATACTTGAAATCCTAACAAAATGCAATATATTATTTTATATATGGCTAACTTTTTTTTGAAGGAACCTTTTCACCATCAAGTAAAGGCAAAACTAACTTGTCACGATACAAACATCAACAATTTCGCCTATTTGATGGAGATGGGAACAGGTAAAACTATTACAGCAATCATGGACCTTATGGGTTTGCATCATTATCAAGGTGTGGATAACTGTGTAATTCTTGCACCGAAGTCCGTGTATCGTAACTGGTATAAAGAAATCACTGAATTTGTAGCACCTGATAAAACAAAATATGCAATTAGCACTTGGGACCCTAGTCTTAAAGATCCTGTTACTAAAGCTAAGTTAACAGATCTACTACAAAAAAGTGTTGTGCCACTCAATATCTTTTTAATGAACATCGAGTCTCTCTCGTCACCAAAGGGTGTAAAGTTTTTAGAAAAATATTTAAGTGTGCAAGATAAAAAGAAAACAATGATGATTGTTGATGAAAGCACAGTTATCAAAACACATAATGCTAAACGTACAAAAAATTTATTGAAACTATCAAAAGATATAGCTTACAAAAGAATTCTTACAGGCACACCTGTCACGAAATCACCTTTAGATATCTACACACAGTTTGCTTTTCTTGATCCTAAAATACTTGGTCAGACAAACTATTATGGTTTTCGTGCACGATATGCCAAGATTATCAATCGTCCAACATCTGGTGGCCGTCACTTTCCTTTGATTACAGGCTATCAACGTTTGGATGAATTAGAAAAAAAGATTTACTCTGCCGCATTTCGTGTCAAGAAAGATGAATGTGTCGATCTACCTGAAAAAATATATATGAAAAGGTTCATACCTATGAGTGAGAAACAACTTGTAGCTTATGAATCATTGAGAAGAAACGCAATGTTTATTTTCAATGACAAAACAACGACGTCTGTGAACCGGCTCTCACAGATTGTTAAGTTGCACCAGGTATGTTGTGGGTTCACCATTAATGATCAAGGTGAAATCCACGACGTGCCTAACAAACGTTACGATGAATTGCTGGATGTCTTAGAAGAAGTTGATGGTAAGGTTATCATCTGGGCTACCTATCGACATAACATCGAAACCATTACAAGAAAACTAAAGGAAAAATATGGTGAAACAAAAGCTGACGCTTTTTATGGCGACACTGCGAGTGATGATCGCTTGGAACTTGTTAAGAATTTTCAAAATCAAGATCATGATCTCACGTACCTTATTGCGAATCCTAAGACTGGTGGATATGGAATCACTCTTACTGCCAGTCACACTGTTGTGTACTTTTCAAACAATTATGATCTTGAGATAAGATTACAAAGTGAAGATCGTGCTCATCGAATTGGACAGAAAAATAAAGTTACCTATGTTGACTTTGTTTGTCAGGGAACGGTTGATGAAAAAATATTAACTGCCTTGAAGAACAAGGTTGACATAGCCAGTCAAGTTATGGGTGATGAATTAAAAAGTTGGATTACTTAGATTTTTTTTTAAGATTTTTACCTGTTTCAGGATACTTTTTTAAATTTTGTTGATACAAAGCGCCAACATAACCTGCTGTGCCTGTTAGTGCTGCTGCTGCAAGACCTGCAACTTTTTTATTTTCTTTTTTAATTCTTTTTTGTTTTGGAGATAATTTCTTTTTCTTGCCTAGTTTACCTAAGGCTTTACCGAAGCCTCTTAATGCTATGCCAACAACGCCCATTAAACGTTATAGCCGCCACCTTTAGTTGCTGCGCCCATGCCTCTAGCTTTACCTCTAACAGGTCCGCCATCTTTTTTCTTGATGACACCACGACCCATAAGAATGTCTTTTTTAGTAACTTTACCGTCACCACTTAGATCTGGAAATTTCTTTTTCTTCATGGCTCCTCCACTTTTTTTCTTTGTTAAATGGTCATAAGTATAATCTTTTGCAGGTATTTCTACTTCTGTTGTAAGATTTTCTATTTTTACAATTTTTTCACTTATATCTTTGTTGAATTTTGGATTTATACCAACAATAGTTTTAACTGATTTTTTTATCTTATCACCTTTTGCCATGATTTATCCTACTCCTATACGTTAGTCTTTGCAACTATTTCTGCAAGACTTTCACATCTTTTTGTTGTTTGTTTATGCCACCTCGAGTCTTTCATCTCAGTAGCGGCGTCTTTCCAACGTTTTTCACGCATGGCTTTCCACATGTTCTTAAACTTGCGAACACCGTTTGTGCCTAATTGAAACACCATTTCTAATATTACTTCAGCCACA